CCCCATATAGTGTTGATACGAGATTTAGATCCACCAAAATACAACCGACCTTCATGGAAAGCAGCCGACTTAGGCCAACCCCTTGCGTTACTCCAAACGTCTTCATAGCCAAATTCAGCTTCCCAATTTCCAGCAGTGACTGCACTATCATCAAAGAATGGAACTTCGACAATAGCTTTCATTACTGTGTTTGAAACAAACTCAACGTAACGAACTCTCCCAAACGTACTTGTAACTTGAGCGTATCCGCCAACCGCATCAGGCTCAAATGGGTTAACAGAATAACTAGATCCACTATTCGGTGCTGTGGTCCATGCTGGAAAGACAGTAAGAACCTTTGAAGAACCGACATAATCTAAAACTTGACGAACCTGACCGGCGCCAGTGCCAGATGTAATCTTAACAAACATTCCATTAGCCTGGTCATTTGCGGAGAATGAACTTCCTGACTTTAATGTAATTGTGTTTGCCGAACCAGCTTGTGCGCTGCCTGTGTCTGTTGTTGCGGCACTTGCTGTTATAGTAATATTTCCAGTAATTGCAGATGGTGTTATTGAAAACGTAGGGCTGTGAGTTGTCAGAGCAAACGGATATTGAGGCACATTTTTTAATGGTAAGTTTTCTAATGTCCAATTATTATCAGCATTTCTAATTAATCGCTTGGTCTGCAAATCCTCATGGCAAAGAATAAGAGTGTCTACTGCCTGAGTATAATTAATTTCATCTAACATTGCCGCTGTAATATCAGGCGCTGCAATGAAATCATCAGTGCCGCCATTAAAATTTAATATCTGAACGCCAGCTTTAAAAACAAAGATTTTTTGATTTACAAAAACTAAACTATAAGTATCCGTGACGCTAAATTCAAAAGGAATAATTTTAAAAACTTGAAACACATTGTCAAAGTCTTTAATAAACTTAAGGCCAGGTCTGCGCTTAAAGCCACCTTGCGGCTGAATAACTACATTTGTAGCTTCTTCTAAAGCATTTTTATATTGCTGGAGATCAGTACGCGCACGAACTAAAGGATCAAGTTCACCCACCGAGAAGTTGGTTTGGAATTGAACAACGCGCATTTTAAGCCCTCACGTTGATTAATGAATAATCCTCAATAACTTGTGGCAAACTCCCACGGCTATCAATATTTATTGCTTCACGCATTAGTCCACCACGATTTGAATCTGCGGGTGAACCAAATGCTAACGCTCTAAAGTAATCTGATTTAGCAAGTTGGTCTGTAATTACAAAGCCTAACTCTGCCGCTAACGCTGTGCGAAGCAAACGCACAAAGTAAACTGGCATTTTGCTTTCTAATACTGTTGCCTGGTAATCAATATATACAGTGTCAAAATTTGTGTATACCTGATCCCCGTATATTTCCCAACCATAGTTGGCAGACTGTTGATTGGTTCCGCTGCTAGTGAATAAAGCAACTACGCCAGAAAGCATATCCCCTGGCAGTTGATACGCATAACTCCATTCATTAGTGGGAGCATCCGCTAGCCTAGCTAGTTGTGTTTTTTTAAGGCTCCAGGTCCACATATAGTTTGAAATTATGTTATCACGAAGATCTGGATATAAACGGTCACAAGCAAGTGCCGCATCTGTACCTTCTGTAAAAGATGAAATTGGCGATGCGCCCAAAAGAATTAAAGCATCTGAGCAAATAGAAACGGAAGAATCGCCGACAGCCATATTTATCTCCAGAAAGGTTGGAAAGGGGCGCCGAAGCGCCCCAAGCCTTTAGGTTACACCGATTGCAGTTCCAGCAGTAACATCGACAACAGTGCCGTTGTTGCTTAAAACTATGCTTAGTGTCGCTGTTGGGGTGTTTGTATCATAATGATAAAGAAGATCACCAACAGCAAGCGTTGCCGCTAGACTGTTAAAGTAACCAGCACCCGTTACAGTAGCTTTAGCTTCTGCACTAATATAGGAATACATACTTGGCGCGTTCCCTTTCTTAGATGCAGCTATGGTTGCAAAACCAGCTTGAGTAAATGCCATTGAATAATACCCCTATTCAGTACAGTTGATTTGGACAATGCCTTCACCATCAATGGCAACAGAGCCAGCGGAGAACATTGAGCTTACCAAGAAAGATGTTTTTTCTGGTACATAGTTCACTTCTGTTTTCTGAGACATTGATTCAGCGTAGCCCATTGAGTCTTTATGCCAAGCAAAACACGAACGTGTACCTGGCTTTGGAACGCCGCCTTCGTCACGATCACCCATAGAGAGGATAGTGAAACCCATGAACGTGTTGATTTCTCCACGAACAAGAGCCTTTACGGAAGCAAAGTCCTGGCTGGTGATCTCTGTTTCGCCCAGCAAAGCATCAAGCTGTGATGAGTTCATTAGCAGAAAACGGCCTTCGGCTGGAACATTTTTAGCATTCATTGCTTTAGAAGTAGCACGAAGCTTTTCAATGTTCATGTTTGTAGCACCACCTGGTCCCACTGTATTAGCAACAGTTGATCCAGCATTGCCAACAAAAGCATCAATGCAAAGCTGGTCCATACGACGAGCAATAGATTTTGATACAACTTGAACCAATTCTGAACGCTCATCAAAATTGATGTGCGACTGTTGGAATATGTCAGAATATTCAGCAGCAATGAAATCAGACATTGTTGCAGTGACCTGACTATAGGTTACGTTTAATGGTGTTACGTCTGTCTGCGGAATGCGAACAGTAGCAACTCCTTTTCCAATTTTTGGAAATTTAACAGTATTACCAGCCACACCCGTGCGTGTACGCATTGTACCACGAAGTAGTGACTCGGCTTGATACGCTTGCTTAACCTCTGAATCGAACAGGGTAACAAACGCCGCTGTGACGTTCTGCGCCATTGCAGATACCTCCTATTGAGTTTCGACAAAACGCGATCCGTTATCCGATATTCGGGCGATCCGCTTGCGCATTATGGCAGCGCCAGCCAGTAGATTACTACATTTAACGGGCCGAGCGCGGTTAACCGTTGAAGTTAAAATACACGCAAGCGAGATTTATTACAAGCCCTAAGAGTTTGCTTGCATCCACTGGTTCTCAATCTTGGTTCTCCAGGGCGCATCAGTTTTCCATCGAGGATCAGAAATTGCTGACTCAAGATCCTCTTTTGTCATTTCTGGTTTGTTAACAACAGGAGTTATAGGAATGTTTTCATTTGTAAGAGATTGATGGTATTTTACAAACGCATTAATAGCATCAGCATTATTTAAAGATCCAGCTAATGCCTCACGCTCTGAGTTTGTTAAAGGAACTTTCATTAAGTTTCTCTCTACCATTTGGATTTTTTCTTGTCCGTTCTTACCGAGCTTTTCCATTTCAACGCGCTGATCATACTCCATGCCTTCCTGTTCTTGCTTAGATAGAGCAAGTACACGCGAGGCCAGATCCTCGAAAGCGTCCTGGCTAATTCCATTTTCTTTAGCCCACTCCTGATATACTGAAACAGTTGGGTCTTCCGCATCCAGACCTTGATCCGAAAGGCCAGATACATCGTACTCATCTGGCGCCTTATGTTTGCCAGATTTAAATTTCTTCTCAAGTTCTGCATAACTTTTTGCAAGCTTTTCAACATCAGGGCCGTCCTCATCCCAAAATTTCTCTGGATAATAATCAGGACGCTCTAATTGAACATCATCTTCCTGTGAGGCTTGAACTTCTTCTTCTGTTTTTTCGTGAACAGCAATCGGAGCCTCTGCGCTGGGCGCTTCCGGTTCTGTTACATTTATCATTGGGGCGTTAGCCTGGGGTTCTGTTGCAGCCATTTCTTCAGCCATTGTTTGACCTTTCTATTTTTTTTTCAATCATGCGAATAATTTCAGCCATACCTGTTCTAGCATAACCAAAACTTGCATCTTCTCCTGGAAACCAAGTCGGTTGTTCTATTGTTATACTTCTTAAGTGACTTAATACTTTTTGGCCTTCAGCACTTTTAAATACTTTGCCGTATATCATATCAAGATCATCGGCTCTCGGTGCTTCACGTTCAGCCTGGATTAACCCCTCCCATCCTTCGGGTGTATTCATTGCATTGCCTCCATTGTTGCTCCACCATCATCAGCAGTTTGTGGCCCTTGTTCAGCCATCATTGCTTGCTGCATTTGCTCAACCAGTGCTTGCTTTTCCTCTGGAGTAGTAAGCAATTCTTGGTTTATGTTCATTTTCTCAGCAATATACTGAGCAATCCTTGGAATAGATAACGCTGCTTGACCCTCTGGACCGAGAGAGTTTGCGATCTGCATAAATTGTACAACGTCATTTACCTCTTGAAGCTTCTGAGATTGAGCCAGAGGCGCAACAGGTGTTACCTTAACCTCAACACCGTTTACCTTTAGAGGTAAATCAATATAACCCTGCTGGTCCATTATGTATAAAATGCGGGTAACAAGCGGAACCATCGTTTCATTAATCAATCTACCAAAGGCAGACCCTAGGTTACTTGCTAGTTCTCTCGATCTTTCAGCAATCTCAGTTGCAGAACGCGCTGACATATTATCAGGTGGCAAGGTATCGTCCATTAAGATCTTTTTAATGTTGATACGCAAATCATTCATAACAATCTGGCTTACGTTAAAATCGCCGGTACGAGGCAATGGAGCCAAAGACGCGCCTTGCGGTCCACCGTTACGCGCAACGCCAATAATCGCACCTGGCTGGATCTTAATGTTTTGCGGGTTCAATATGCCATCATCTGCTGCCGTATATACACCGGCAATAGCCAATGAAGCGTTTTTAAGAACTAGCTCAACAGTTTTGTTTAGGGTCTTAATATCGCTGATTGCAGTTACCAAAGGACCGCGACCATATACTTCGCCGGCAACCTTCATATAACGCGCAACGATAAATGGAGATGAGTCCATAGTTCTGTAAACAAGCTCTTGGCGTTTGCCAGGCCAGATAACATGATAGCAGAATATTTTTTCATCATAGTCATAGATTACAGCATCAACCAAATCTATTTCTTTTGATGGAGAGTTTGATATTGCCTCTTGCAATTCCGATGTCATTTCCAGATCAGGAAACTCTTGCGGTATTGCTTCAGCTTTCATCCTTAGTTTGCGATATACGTTATCAATGTTTCCAAACGTACCTTCTTCGATAGCAACCAGGTATTGAGGGATTGGAGTAAACCTAATTGGAGTTGCTTCATCTCCAGCAGTTACCATCATAACGGCAGTACCGACACACAGATCTAGCAAGAACTCACCCATTGCTAGGTCAAAGTTAGTTTGACGCATTATTTCAAACATACGCTTTGTATAAGCATCGAGCGCAGCTTGTGCCTGGGGACGCTGTTCTTCTGGGATACCTGTTCCAGCTTCTAAGCGACACCACTCTTTTTGAGGAGGAAATAAACCAGCTTGTATTCTATTGCCAAATCTTTGAGTTGCATGAATAGCAGTTGAATCAAAAACCCTGACCATCTTGCCCTTACCGGCAACACCACCTTCGTAATATCCAGAATAAAGATTGCGCTGCGGTAAAGCAAATTCATAACAATCTTCATATATGGATCGCCACTCATCCTTACGCGCTTGTGCTTTGGCCTCACGTTCAATAATTTCAGTTACATTTAGCCTAGACATCTTGCTTATCCTTTTTTGTGACGATTGGCGAAGTTACGCGCAGCCTCAACAGATCCAAAACCCCATGCGCTCAGAGCTAAAGCCTTTCTAGTAGGCTTACCTTTATCATCTTTCATAGGGCCTTTCATGCCAGCAAATCGTGCGGCAAAACTGATACGCCTGGGATTAGTGCCGGTTTTTAACTTACGGCCCATTCCTAGTTTCTTGCGACCAGCTTCGTTTAAACCACCCGCTGCACTTTGAAATTTTTTGGCAACCATTTAGCTATCTTTATCTTTAGCTTTTGGCTTTTTCTTTTCAACCCAAGCTTCATTTTCTGGCGTACTAGGATCATCACCTATAAATGAACCGTCTTCATTCCGAGCGCGAACCTTCTCAACGGCAACAGCTACTTTAACTTTATTGTGGACGCGGGGATCAGATTTAATTTGTGTCATTAGTATTCACCACCTAATTTTGTTTGAAGTTTATTAGTTTGTGGGCTTTCGTTTCTAGCTGGAGAAAATAAAAGTCTTAACCCGCCTCTACGCATACGGCTTCGGCGCGACTGAATACCTTGCATTTCAGTTATTTCAGAACTTTCGGCCCTTGAAGCAGCTTTTTTTTGCGCAGCCTCGGCATTAATTTGAGCTTGTGTAGGCCCTCTTGAACCACCACCAAATAATCCAGACATATCAAAACCTCACCATCATATAATAGTCAGCCCCCTCTGGGCCAAACTTTGTCATAACACTTTCTACACTAAAACCTAGTGATTTGGCAAACCTTAAAGCAACATCGTTTTCTACTCTTACGATTATTTGCAGTCTTTTTATTTCATAATTATTGATTGCGGTATCGGTTGTTGCCTTCGCCCCACGCACAAGCAGTATTGCATTCTTATGAATGTCCTTGCTAGGGATCATCCACATCTCTGCCAAGCCATTCCATATATATCTTATACCGAAAACAGCAATAACCTTACCTTTAGATATTGCTGCCCAGCTAGATCCGACAACGGCATTATCCCAAATGTAATGAATATAATTAGGAATATGTTTGATGTATTCCTTAGTATCCTCATTATACTGTATTCTGGTCAGGTGATCATACGTTAATGCAATGATGTGTTCGTCACTGCTCATTCTAAACTCTGGGATCTGAATTAAGCCCATTAAAAAATTTCAAAATCTGTGGTTGCTGAATAGCTTGAGCTTGCGGCAAAGCTTGTACCGTAAGACCCACGGCGCAACTTACGTTGCTCACCACCGCCAAGCATAAGATACCCAAACGCATCGCCACAGTGAGAGTGTTCATTCTTTACCGGCGCGTCTTTAAACCTATCTTGCCCAGCGCCCATAGAAACGCGCTTGAAAAAATACCCACCACTTAAAGATTTGCGCAAGCGCAAACATTTTTTATTTACTATCAGACCAGGCTTGCCACTCACCAGCCGGTTCATAGGCGAAGCAGCAGCCTCACGGCGAACATTGAAAGCGTTACTGTCTGTTGGCTGCGCTCGAAACCCGATAGACTTCAAGTGATCAAAAGCAGTGACCTCATAAATCTCATCGCGCTTGTTACCCGCTGGATCTCCCCAGATCATCACCTCGGCCTTGTCGAAACTTGCCGCGATCTTCGCCAGTAACTCCTGACCAAACCGTTCTAGCCCCATATCAAACGTAACTAGCTCATCTAAGACCTTCCAGGCGCCGCCAGCAGTACGTTGTCCAAATATAGCGGCTGGGGTTAACCCAAAGTCTACACCGATCTGAAGCGGGTACTGAGGATCATACTGAACTTCCGCTGACATTAACTCATCATCGTACTCAGGCCACACCGGACGCCCCTCTTGCACAAAAGTATATTTGCCTTCTGCATAACATCTGATCCAATCAGCATTTTTACCGCCAAGTAGCTGCTCATAATATCCATCAGGAAGATGAACCTTGTTTTCCGCTGACGGATTAACCATCCACCACTTACCACCAGAAAAAACAAAGCCGTTTGCCTCTGGGTTCTCAGGTATATCTTTAGCTGCTACCTCTAAAACGCCACCAGGTTGCCGGTGAAACTTCCAGGGGAAACGCCCACCAATAGGATTCTTCTCTGCAAGCTCATGCCACCAGTGATCCGCATCAGGCGGGTTTGTATCCATGATGATGCCGTACCAGGACGCGCCTCCGTCCGATTTAGTAGGGTAACGACCTACACGGTGGGTCAAACCATCGATAACAGCCTTTGGTAACTCTCTGGCTTCATTTACCCAGGCACCAGTAAGTTCCAAAGAAAGCAATTTACGCACATCTTGAGGCGTAGACAGAGCCATAAAGATAACTTCGCAATCAATACCAGGTGCATTATCGCGGCTGGGCAGCTTTAAATGATGTGTTATGGGTGGTTGCCAGCGCATCTGGCCCCAAGTTTCTTCTGGAAACAACTCCCCCCAGGTCTTAATTGTAGTGGTTCTTAGCTCTGGGTAGGTATTGCGCACGATAACAAACCGTGAATACCGGATACCATCTCGCGGAGAAGGCTTTTGCTGCACAGCTTTAAGCATTATCTCAGCAGCGCACCCATATGACTTACCAGATCCAACCGGACCCATCAGGCCACGAACAAAAGATTTATCGTGTAGAAATTTCCAAACCGTAGCAGACTTAGAAAAATCTAAATCCATGCTTGGTATATTACTCATCGCCAGCCTCATACGTTGTGGTGATCTCTGGACCCTTCATATTGATCCCAATAATCGAAGGCTTATCAACATTGCTCTCAACATCCAACAAACCACTCGCTTTAGCTAAAATGCGTAGAACACTTACCTTGTCAAACATCTCAATCGTTGTTCCATGCTGACCAACAGTAACTTTCTTAATCGCAGCCAAAGCCTCATCAGGAATATCAGCAATAGGCTTAATCTCGCCGGTACTTAAATTAATGATATCAGTAATCCGAGCAGTACCCATTGCTATCAATTCAGTAGCAACAGCTTCCTTATTCTGAGCAAGAGTTTCAGACCGACCGATCCGGCGCTGCAACAATCGCGCACCGCCAAACCGACCAACCGGAGGAATAGGTTTAATCTTATCCTCTTTTTTTCTTGCCATTAAAATGGAATCTCATCATCTAAATCAGCAGACGGTGCAGACTTAGCCGCCGGTGTAGCTTGCTGCTGACGATTACCATCATCAACAAACAACTTTAGCCAAACCTCACCATCCTTGTTAGGAAGGGGTAAACTCTCAAGCTTAATGCTAATCCCCTTCTCACCCTCAAAAGCAATACCATGACGTAACCAAACAGGCTTATCTCGACCTGGTACTTCCTTCGCTTGCACAACACTAAATCGCTTCGACATTGTTTTCTCCTATATCGCGTTGCAATGAAATAACGATATCGCTTGGCAAGAGATACCGCAAGTTAATTATCCCCAGTGAGAAGCCATCGCATTAGCTATCCCTTGATAAGTTTTACTGCGCTCTTTCCAACGATCCTTTGATGGCGGCAATTTATTTTGACCAGAGTCGGTTTGATTTTCCCATCTGGGCTTCCCGTCAACCATTCTTGGCTCCACAAACTTTGTTGGCTTTAAGGTTCTTAAATTTTTTAACCAAAGACAGGTGCGTTTTGAAGCATCATCACCGAACATATAAGGGTGAATTGATTGATCAGATTTTCTTATAGCAGTGCCAATTCTTCCAACGGGATTTTCAATTGCTATTTTTCCAATAGGCGCATCCATTAATGCACGAACAAACTCTAAAGCTTCTTCAGTTTTTTTATTTCTTCCTTCAACTCTCTTGTTCCAGTGCAACCCAGAGCTACAGAGAAAAGTACAAGGAGGAAAAGCAATCATCATATCCCACCCATCACTTAGTAAAGAAAGAACGTCACCCTGTATATGAAACTCAGAACCATCATCAGGAGGCAATAAATCACAAGACCAAGCATCATGCCCCAATAAACGGAAAGAATCACGAACACGGCCAGAATATTCACAAGCTATAAGTATTTTCATATAAAAACGATATCACATCAAAACGATATTACAATACCTAGTGATAAATACACAAACGATCACGAACCAATCCCCTGGCTAAATCCTCAATCATGTTAGGAAACAAATCATGCCCAATAACAGCTATCAATTCAGCATCACGCCAAACATAAAGACCATCAGACCTAACTTGCCAACTAACAACCGACAAAGGATCGCCAGGTTCAAGCATTACTTCTTCTTCTTAGCCGCCATCTTCTTCATAGCTGCCTTCTTTAGCATAGGGTTCTTCTTAGCCGCCTTAGACGGACGCCCAGCCTTACTTCCATAACTTCCCTTACCCATCGGCATAATCTTATCCCTTCCTTCTCATGCGGGTCTTAGCCGCTTGTTTAAAAGCATCAGCAGTAGGAGATCCCTTACTACCAACCTTGCGCATCTTCTCGCCGCTACCAGCAGCAATCCGCTTTCTCTTAAGATCAATATTTTTATATAGTCCAGGTCTTTTTGCCATATTACTTTCCCTTCTTGGATTTGGTCTTTGCTTGCGCTGATTTCGACAAATCACCGTAATGAAACAGCTTCTGACTAGAAGCCGTATGTGCTTTGCCAGAGTGCAACGTACCATTCTTCATCTTATGTGAAGCACCAGTGTAAACCGCCCCACTGGATTTGTAATGCTTAACACCTTTCATAAAAAACTCCTTTCATGGTTTTCTGGAAAATAGTTGCGTGAGGGACTGCAGCTATAGAGGGCGCGGGGGAGGGGGAAGGGGTCGATTTCCTACAAAACTGCAACTTTTCCCTACAGAAAGAAAAAGCTTTTGCTCTACCTTCACTCAAAAATGCAACCACCTTGCCAGTGGGTAGGCCACATTCAATGCCAAGCCCGTACAAGCTCGGTACATCTCTTGCGCTACCTATGCTCATGCTGCACCCGTTTCGTTGCTGTGCGGCTCTCTCAATAGCTCTACGGCTTGATTAGCCAGCATCTTAGCTGACCGTTGTGCCTGATCATGCGAGATCCACCAGCCTTTCGCGATTGCTGCTGTAAAAAAGTCGGTTGTCAAAGACTGAAAATCTTCCATTAACCTAGATAGCCTCTGATCAGTGCCGCTGTTAGTCCCAGCCTTACCTTGTTTGATCTGATCCTTAAGCATTGATTCAGCTTCTGAAATCTCCATCTGGTGTTTAACTGAGAGTGAGGACTTGATTGTTTCTTCCAGCTTGATCTTTGGTTCGTAGACTATGCGGTTAGATGTTGACCTCTGCCCTGGATAGAACGGCTTGCAATAGACCATGTATCCTAGCTTGCGAAGTTTAACGGCGTGGTAGGATATTCCGCTTTTACCTATTCCCAGGGTTTCGGCTAGTCTGCCCTGGCTTACGAATGTTCTGCCTATTCGGTCTGCGTATGAGCAGTAAGCTGCAAGCACTCTGAAGGTTGATGCTGACACTCTCGGATCTCCCAGCGCTCTAATTGGAACGATTGTGAACGCTCTGAGATCTTTGGCTTTGAGTTGTTTAGGTCTCAAAATGGGTTCTCCTCGATTGGATCTACGGCTGGCTGCTGCTTGTTTTGTTCAATTGAATATTTGTAACCCTCCAGGGCTTTGGCTGTAACCAGTTTCTTTTCGATTAGCCTGGCTGCTGCTGATCCGATTATGTATGTTTCTGCAACGCCTTCACCGTTGTTGATGCGCTTGGCTGCTATTGTGTCGCTGTCGAAAGCTGCCATCTGTGCGGCTTCGAAGTCTTTCTTCGGTGTGCGTTCTTTGATTGCTTCGACAATCTCGCGTGTGATGGGCCATGCTCTTGTCTTAGCTGACTTCTTGAGATCTCGCCTCATTCTTTCAAATAGCCTGGTAATTCCTTGTTCGGTTGCATCCTTTGGGATTGAGCTATTCACTGCGTCTGATACGTCTGAGATTTCTTGTTTTTGCCATGACGGATCATCTGCCCTGGATCTTGGCGGTTCGTATCCGTTCAACAGCTTTTGCACTTCGGTGGTTACGATTGATATTCTCTTTGAGTAATCCATCATATGCCCCTTCCGTTCTTTTCTATGAGATCTGCCACGATGCTGTCAATGACTGTGGAATCCTCAACTGCTCTGATTATCGGCGTTGGTTGCTTTCGTTGCATTGTGTTTCTGATCCAGTTTCTCCAGGTTGCATACCAATCGAGCTTGGTTCCCTTACTGCCAGAGATAGCGATCCAGTAGTCTGAGAAACTAGCTGCTTGAATGTAAGCATCTTCAATTTGCAAACCTTGCTCAACTGCCCATTGAATCCAATCATCCGTAACCTCGTTTTTATCGGTCCATCTGCTGCCTTTTTTTGTAGATACTTTAGTATCTATTTTTTCTATATTGGTTTTGGTTTTGGTTCGTTGTCCAGCCGTTACCCTCCCCGTTACCTCCTCCGTTATAACGACCGTTGCATCTGCTTCGTTATCTTTCAACGACTTAGCTTTCCAACTCGCTTCCCCTGCGGATCGTTTTTGGTTTACCGATTTACTGACGGCTTGGAACACTTTTAGTTGCTTTTTCTGTGTCCAACCGGCATCACTATGATCCCAATGCTGCATGATAACCGGCTTTAACTTGAGCCATTTCTTTGCTGTTACACCGACCATGAGAGCAAGTCTTTTATCATCATCTGGCAAGCAACATTCTTTAGTGCGCCAGGCAAACATTAACAGCCTGAGATAAACACCGTGTTCCTCATTACTCAAATGCTGTGTGTCAGCTATGTAAGCGTCCGTCCATAACGGCATCGCTGGAAAATTAGCCATTCTTTTACCTTTTATTTTGGCAGGGAATGTGTATTCTGGCCCTGCATTGTTTCACCCAATAATGCTAAATGTTGTCAGGCTGGTGCTTTTATCTCTCTTGCGCCAGCCTTTCAATAACTAACCGTGATAATTAAACACGGATCTCCGTATCTCTTGATTACCTTTAAATCGTACACTTGCTTATCATCCTCGAAAGCTACACCGTTTAAAGCATCGAGCGCGATCTTTGCCACGTTATCAATGTCCGGTTTGCCTGGATTGATCTCCAGCGCAGCCGCTTGCGCTTTCTTTTTCTTTGTCCAACTCTTTGGGATTTCAAACTGAGCCTTGATCAATACCTTACAAGGGCAGACAATTGGATCTAGCTGTTTCTGAATCATTACATCAGAACCCGCCGCCGCCAGCTTCATTTCATAGTTTTTCGTTTTAGCTGGAGTATAAACCCGCCCCATCCTGGTAAAACGTGGGCGCCCCTTGCCGATCGGTTGACCAGGCAAAAAGATATGGATCTCGTTCATATCCGCTTTAACCAATCTTTAATATCAACATTTTCCTCCGACTCGACCTCCTTATAAATAGCCGCTTCATCAGGTAAATTGACCACTGATTGATTTAATCCCTCATGGATAAATTCAACAGCTAAACGGCTTTGAGATATGTTCTGCTGCTTCGCTGTGATGTCTAATTGCTCTTTTAATCCCTTCGGCAATCGAACCACCAACGGCTTTTTTTCTACAGCCTTGCCTTGATACTTCATTTTGTTTTCCTTTACTTTCAACAACTTATAACTTTTATTAATTATTTGTTAATTTTTATTTAAAAAGCTATTGCGTTCATTGTGATATCGTTTATAGTCAATCGCAACAACAATGCAACCACAATAAAGAGAGATAACAAAATGCAAGTACAACCAATTGGATCAAATATGACTGAGCTTACTTTAAAAAACGGCACATCAATTTTGTTTTCATATAAAACGCCCGTTGCTGGCTGGGATGATAAAGGTTCTTTCAGAACTGATGAAAAGTTTAGCGTTACAACTTCCAAGCATATTAACAAATATCTTGGTGGCAAGGATATTGGCCGCACAGTTTCACAATCATTTATTAACGATCTTGTTTAAAGGAAATAACAACATGAAACCGGAAACAATTTTTCTTTTATTAGTTTGTTTGTACCCCTTAACTTTTGGAATTGGCTGGCTTGCCTTATACCTTTTTGCAAATGGTTTACCGATATGAAAAATTTTTGGGAAACACAAAACCATGAGGTTGATTTTTACAAGGGCTTGTTAGTCATTGCAGAAATCGAAACACAAAAAAACTTTGTGGTTCAGCTTAACGACAACAACGGGCGCAACATCACACGCAAACAGTTTGCAGATTGCGTCAACTCACACGGCATAGACCGCGCTTGCGGCACATTCAAAAAACTAGCGGGAGCAAAACAATGAAGAACTTTTTTAAACGCTTGGAAGAAAATCCACTTGCTGAACTGGTGGGCATTGTTGCCCTGGTCGCTGCCTTGGGTGTCTCTTTATTTTTCGGTCAACCGCTATGATGGAAGTTAATCGAGCATTATTAATTACAGACGATAATGCAGTCTGTAGACACTGCAAAGGCAACGGGTTCACTTCGGATCTTAATTACAGCACCGGCCAGACAGAGTTCGAGGATTGTTTTTTCTGCGATAGCTCTGGCAAGGAAACAGTTTTAGTTTTTAACAAGAAGGAAACAAAATGATTGACCAGGTAGATGTCAAAAAGATGCACCACCGCAACGCACCTGATACGGAGATTGCGGCGGCGCACAAGTCGGCCCGATCGGTTGTAGGCAGACGCCTCGAAACCTTGCAAGGGCTGGCCGCGTTGGGAGGAACAGCGGCTGGCGAGCAGATAGCCCTTGCGACCGGACTATCTCTCTTTAGCATAAGACCGCGCATTTCGGAACTATTAGAAATGAAGCTGGTAGAAGACACGTTTGGAAGACATACAAACACTTACGGCAACACAGAAATAATCTGGAAACTTACAAAGAAGGGTGAAAAATATGTACATTAAATTTGAGGATATCCGCGATATGGCCGACCAGATCCGGTTGTTAACTGGTGACGATCATGACACGTTTTTAGATACGCTAGATGGCGAAACAGATGCAATGGATATTCTAGGCAAGCTTGTAGAGGAACGCACTGAAGCATCTGCGCATGAAGTTGCAATGAAAGATCTCGCAGCAACCTACTCAACCAGAGCAAAACGACTAGCTGCCAGGCAAAATGCAATTTCGGTTACGATTGGTCAGTTACTAGACGCTATGGGCGAAACAAAAGTCAAACACCCAATGGCTACAATCAGTAGAACCAAAGCCAGATGGGGCGTTAAGATAGTTGATGAGGCAGAAATTCCCTCGCAGCTAACAAAAGTCACAACCAAGCCCGACATGACAGCAATTAAAAAACAAATGGATCAAGGCGAGAATGTTCCAGGCTGTCAGTTTCAAATGGGTCAACCTTCAATAACAGTGAGGATCAAATGAGCGACCTACAAAAAGCAATGGCAGAAGTAAACGATCTGAACAGAACGCATGGAGTAACCCAGCGCGGCGGCAAAAAATACACAGAAGTATTCGTTCGTGTTGAAGCATTTCGCAAAGCGTTCGGCACAGATTACGGGATTGACACACAGATCGTTGTCGATGATGGCAAGCGCGTTGTTGTTAAAGCAGTCATTACAAACGCTACCGGCATGACTATCGGATCTGGAATGGCTGAAGAAATCAGGGGCGTTGGCAATGTTAATAAAACGTCAGCCCTTGAGAACGGCGAAACTAGCGCCATAGGACGCGCATTGGCTTCTTTGGGCCTACATGGTGGAACATACGCAAGCATTAATGAGATCGATGCTGTGCCGCGCAAACAGCAAGCCCAGCAACAACAAGCCGCTGCTCCATCTACGAAGGCACCGGCGCCCGATACGGTTGCACTGTTAACCCACACCGGCAAACAATTAAAAGAACTGGATCACGCAGAGTTTGCTGAAAGTTTAATTAAAATGTTTAAAGTGTACTGCACTACGACACATGACAAAGATGGCAATGAGGTCGAACCACGCAGACGCATGACATTACTGCGCGAGCTAAAAGAACACAATGAAAGCTCGATTGCCTTTGTAAGTGAGCCATTAACTGAGCAGATAACAAAAGCCTACACCAAAAGCTTGCGGTCCCTGGGCGCACAGAATGGAGAGAAGTAAATGGAAACGTGGGGAGAAATAAAAGCCAGGCACAAAAAAGAACAGGTTGAGTTGGTAAAAGAAATTGCTCAAACTGAAATAACGCAAACAGAAGCAGCGAGGGAGCTAGGAATATCACCGCAAAATCTAAACAGTTTTATTTTAAAAAACGATATTGATTGGCCTGTGAAAAAACAGGGGAGGAAAACAAAATGTATGGACCAGAATTAAGCGCAATAATTAACGGCGCAGAACAGGGACTAACCCATAGGGAAACCGCAAATATGTCTGGGATGTCTTATTACAAAGTAAAAAAAATATCAAAAAAATTTGGGATTGAATTTGTTTGTGCAAGGAGAAAAGCAAATGAACAGCGATTTAGAAAAAATTATACTGAGGACAAAAAGACTTTTGAAAATAATGATAATGAAAGCAACAAACTCCAGACGCCAGAACCTCAAGATGGAACTGGAAGAGTTATCTTCAATGATGGACATGATCAGCAGAAATTTAGAAAAATCAAAAAAATGATAATGGATTATGAAACAGTTTACGCCACACGGCTAATGAATTTTGAAACTGACCAGGTGCGGCAAAGGCTTAGACCACCACTCCCATTAAACTGTGATAGAATTAGAAACAGTAAGAACATCAGAATAAATCCCAGGCAAAATGCAGCTATGCAGCTTAAAAGAATAATTATTATGGATCTTTTTACAAAGAACAGAAAACTTACTTCTCACGCTGTTGCTGGCTTGTCTGAATTTACTACTCAATCGTCAGGGCAGATCTTAAACCTTTTGTTTCGAGAGGATAAGCTGGTAAGAGAACAAGTTTATTTCGGGCCAAATGTTAAAGATGCTGTTTATGTTTATAGCAGACCTTAATGTATTGGGCCGTTCTTATTTTAACTTACTATGTTGAAGAGCATACGATACATTCAAAGATCTACTTTAAAGATATGGCAACCTGTCACAAAGCAAGTGATATCTATTACCCACTCATATCGGAGGAATATGAGTTTTCTATGGCACGATGCAGAGAAACAGATTTATTCCACAGCGAGTTTAAACAAAGACCAAGGCTTAGACCATAGCCTCGAAATGCGGTCCGTCAATGAAGCACCTACGCCCTTGGGTGCGTCTTGTATCTATATAGCCATTCATTGCTTCTTCCATCGTGCCATCGAAGTAAGCAATGTTTGGGACTGTCCAAGCTGCACCCCAGCGGATAGGAACATCTACTTCTCTGGCAGACTCAGCCATTGCGGCAGCAATATCATCATATAGATTAAGTTCCCATGAAGCCCGTGATCCAATGTAAGCCATCAAATCAACAGCAAGACCATCAAGATGTTTAGACTTCATCGTTTGTGAAGCACCTTTTGCAACAAGATCCTCTTGTTCTTTTCGAGTGCGCATCCCACAGATAACACCAAAATCTATTTTAGATTTATGGATAGCTCCTTTTACTACAGCGACCAGGCGCTCATCTACGCCGATCAGCCTATCAAGGCTGCGTGTTGATAATTTAAATGTCATTTCTCTGTCCTCACGTTTAAACAGGCTACAGCAATTCCGTTATGTGTTACCATAACTTCAGCGCTCTTTCTATTCTTTTCGCACTCTGCGATAGTTTCGTACACAGCTAACTGAAAATAATCCACGGGTTGCCCAGATACTAATTGCATCCAGATCAAAACCCACATCACTTACTTACTTTCTTAACTTTCTCAAAGCTACGCATACCAGCTAGACCAAGCATACCAGTTAGCACTGGCATCATTACACTCATGTCTGCCTGGGGAATAACAAAACCAAACCCCGCACAAATCGGAGAAATAAGAAAGTTAACCATTAAACCAAGAACACAGACGTACCCACAAAGAGGGCGCCACGATGCTTGAAACCAATTTCCCTGTGCCTCGGCCTTGTTTACAGAGATCTGTGCTAACATCGCTTCCTGTGCGTGTCTGTCAGCCATCGTAGATATATCATGCGCTAACTGTGCAGCCTTGTCTTTATCTTGCACAAACTTACCAACGATCTCGGTAGCTGGACCAATCAAACTTGAAATAATACTCATCGATCTTCACCCTTATCATAAATTGTTGAGGGTTTGGTTTTTTTTGCAGACATACTATTGAATCCAATAAATCCGCAAATCACGCCAGAAGCGGCTATCACATATACAGAGGCTATATCTGTAATAAGACTAGCTGCCTGGTCAAAACCCAGCACTGAAGCAAGCAAGATAATAAAAGGATAGATCAACATTCCAATACAGCACCAGACAACTAACATTCGTTCAGTATTTCTTTTCAGATCTTCATCTATCATCTCGCGTCTTTTGTCTTCGAGTGCCAATTCTCGCCACTCATGCCTGTCAATACTTCCATTGGAGTCTAAGTCAGCCTTGTCAAACTCTACCATATTTGCCTCTCACGTATTGAACTGCAATGTTCTTATCTAAAGTTATTATAACTACTTTCCCACGCTTGTCATATACAACATACTTTCTGCCCCTTTGTACCATCACCACTTGCCCTGAGATTTCCCTACAAAATAAACTACGACACCCGCTATTCCTAAACCAATGACAGTGATTACAGTTATAACTATACCGTTAATTAAATTGTCTATAAACTCCTGACGTTCGTACACCAGAGCCCTTTGCCGCTTTCGTTGTTCTGCCTCTATCTTGACAATTTCTTTCCAAGCCGAAGGCCCATACGTCCAAGAGATATGATTTTTTAATTCGGTTCTGTGTTGCTCTAATTTCTTTTTAGCCGACCAGATGTCTAAAGCTGTGGCCTCAGTATTGGAAAACAACTTATGATAGAGCGAGGGTTTTTGTGATTTCTTCTCAAGAAAATCTATGTCGCTCGATGCTTTAGCAAACTGAGAGATTGCGCCTGTGAAGCTGCTTATTTCTTTGCCTACCTCACAGGCTTTCTTGATCCCCTTATAGGCGCTGGTTGCGAGTGTTATCGCACTGATAGGATCTAACATTCAAGAACCTATCCGATCATATTAACGCGGAGAAGCAACACAATAATAAATGCTGATGCACCTATAACAATAGCCTCAATGCGTTTCACCCTATTAAACAAATCTTTAAATTGAATTTCCATCTCGGTTTTTATTGCCACGATTTCTTTCTCCAATCCGTTTATACGATCATGCGCTGAAGCTATTGTTCTTTTGTCCATCTATTTTTAGTCCTTAGTTTCTTCTGTGTCAGAGATCTCCAGGGAGTCAGCTAACATTTTACCAAACGCATCGCTGCCCACTCTAAGTTGATCTAAGTTAAACTGAGCAGAAGTAATCTTTTGTTGCAAAGAATTGATGTGATTGATCATCATCTTTTGCTCATCAGTAAAATCATTTTCTGTGTAGTCTACGTCATTAATCGTAATAACCTTTTTTTCTTCAGTCATTTTGATTTCCTTCTAGGTTGTTGCCACGATACCCCCGTGGATTGGGTTAACTTTCTTTTGCTTCACGCATTGCTTTGTAAGCGTTCTTAACATCGTCAGTCCAAGCTGCGTTTGCTATGGCTTGTACACTTGCAGCTTCTCCTGAGATGTCTGTGGCATTATGCGCCCAGCTTGCATCAGCAGCTTCTACTGCCTCAACTGCTTCAGTAGTAACATTACCGTCACTATCTTTTTCTTCAGCTACTGCCTCAACAGCTTCAACAGCAGCCGTGTAGACTGAGTTAAATGGAAAAAGAACGTGTCTGTGAAAACCACGGGATAGCTCAGTCAGTGAACCGTCTGAGTTTTCTTCCATGATCTTCGTAGCCTTGCGAATGTTTATAGTCCAAGAACTTACGCACTCAATCTTGTCGTACTCTATTACTTTAGTGATGTCACCATTTGCCATATTTTTTCTCCTTTATGGTTTGGACTGTCCGACCCTGCTATCCTACAGAGTTAAGTTATTATGCTGTTGTTCCGTACACGCAGTTAAAGAAAAGCCTTGCGTTGGTTTGGAAAAAAACAGCAGATTGAGCAGCATTGCTTGCCGAAGTTCTAGTGCGAAGTTCGATTTGGCTCCCATTTACAATGGCTGATAACTCCATGACATTTACAGCAGCCCCATCAAAGTAAGCCGCTGTGAAAGAGCCGCCATCCTCCACTGGAAAAGGTAAGCCCGTTATTACCTTGGTTGATCCAGTGCCAAAGTTGTTGGAGCGAATTGCACCATTAATGAACACTATAGCGCCAACCTTCCTATAAAGACCAGATTGTATGTCGTAACTAGCATTACCGCCAAGGCTAGGAGTCCAAGTCCCTTCTTCATAGTCATCCAGCTTATTAGCCGCACCAGTCCCGCCAAGGAAAACACCGCCAGATAGGTATGCGTCTTTGACTCTAAAATTTGTAGAACCTAGAGAAACAGTGTTATCTGCTCTTGTTGCCGCTCCACTAGTAGGCTCGATATCTGTACCATTAAACATAATACCGCCATTTGTTGACCCAATGTATGTTGTTCCTCCCAAAGTACCAATCTGACCCACGGTGGAGCCGTTTTTGCGGAACAATGCAATGTCGCCGTCACTATTTGTTCGGTTTACGTTAAGAACGTCTGCGCCAGCCCTTGTAAAAAATACACCGCCATCAGCACGAATAGCTACACCTACGGTTTGGCCAGTATGTGGAGTGGCACTCGTAGTACCCACTAGCACGTTGCCGCTGCTATCGATGCGCATACGTTCGTTGTTCACGGTTGAAAAAGTCATTGCGCTAAGTTGGTGATTATATCCTATACGACCAAATGGGCCACCGCCTGTATCATACCAATCTAAAAAGTTTGTAGCATTACCAGTAGCAGGGGTAATTGAAATACCACTGCCTGATGCGGCCTTTACGTCTAGCTCATGGTTAGGCGAAGTAGTGCCGATCCCAACCTTACCGCTGGTGGAGATGACAAGTCTAAATGCACTAGCACTTGCGTCATTAATTGCAAAAGAAGAACCAAAAGAACCAATTTGATATTTTTTATTGCTTTGGTCGCTTTCGATAAAAGAAAGTATAGGAGTATTACTTGTAATGGTAGAAGGAGCAGTTGCAGTAAAGCCACCCGTGATGGCTACGCCTGTGCTGGTGGTGGCTAGTTTAGTAGAGTTGTTATATCTCAGTTGAACATCTGCATTGTTATTACCTAAAATATACAATTCTGATCCGTCAGCATTACCTAGCCTGAGGTTATTTCCATATATTAAAAGATCACCACTGCCGCTTTCTTTAATAAATGAGTGTGTACCATCAGTGTATATTTGAAGTTCTTCACCAAAGATGGCTTTGTTGTTATCGCCAAAGAGAACATTGTTAGAGCCGGTGGTATTGCCAATGCCAAGAACGGTGGACAAACTTCCCGCGCCGCCCCCTGCCGTAGCAGCATCAACGTAAGCTTTAATGGATTGCTGGGAAGCGATCTTAGTAGCACTGTTAGAAGCAAAGTTGTCTTCGTCCAGGAACGCAGATCCAGACACACCAGTATTAATAACCGGACTTGTTAATGTCTTATTGGTTAATGTGTCTGTAGTAGCCTTACCAACCAGGGTGTCACTAGCATCAGGGAATAAAATATTCCTAGTGGCAGTAGGATTAACAAGCCCAAGGTTAGTTCTATTGCTGTTTTGGTGAATAGCTAATGTAGGTGCAGAGCCAGTGTTGAACTGAAAGTTGTCTCCGCCAGCATTGTTTAAAACATAAAGCTGACCGCCATTAGGCCGCAAGTTAATATCCGCTGTTGCTGTAATTGAAAATATTCCAGCAGCAGTTAATGTTTGAAGGCCACTGGAACTATGAGTAAGCGTTACTCTTGTAGACCCATTCTGTTTTAAAAAAAGTTGACCATTTCCACTGTCTATAGAAATAGACACACTAGAGTCTAAGGTTATTCCAGTGCCTCCATCATTAGCAATTCTATCTAAAGAAATACTGCCGACATTAGTTATATTAACATCACTCATATCCAAGCTGCCCGTTATAGTGGGGCTATTTAGAGTTTTGTTTGTAAGGGTATCGGTAGTAGCTTTACCAACCAAAGTATCAGAAGCATCTGGTAACAACAATAATCTTGTTCCAGTAGGATTAGTAATACCTAGAGAAGTTGTATTACTATTTTGAAAGTATTTAATAGTCGGAGCAGCAGCGTTATTAATTAATATTCTTTGTTCGCCACTTGTTCCCAGGAAGTCAACTTGTCCACCAGCGGCCTTTAAAGCAATATCGTTGCTTGAGAATAAATTAATACCATCCAAGCCGGTAGATGCAAGCGTACTTCCAGTAAAAGTTAGCTTGAGCGCTCCACCATCTTTGATAAATATTTGCCCACCGTCTGCGTCCAGAGTAATATCTCCAGCAGCATCAAGCGTAATATCACCAGAGAAGTTTAAGTTTCCGGTAAAGGTGGGATTAGCGAGTGTCTTATTAGTAAGCGTATCTGTTGTTGCTAAACCAACAAGAGTATCGCTTGCATTAGGAAGTAATAAAACCCTTGAAGCAGTAGGATTAACCACACCTAATTTAGTTGTATTACTATTTTGGTAATAAACTATAGTTGAACTAGCAGCAGAAATTATCTGAACAGCTTGACCGCCAGAGGGTTGAAGGAAATCAACATTGCCGGTGGAGGGCTTAAAGTTAATACTCCCGTTTGTAACACTTGTGAGAAGATCGCTTGCGGAAACCATAGATGTGCCAGCAGCACCAAGGTTGAATGTTATTCTAAGCGTACCGCCATCTTTGAAAAATACCTGATCACCGGCGGCATCTAAAACAATGTCACCAACAGCGTCTAAAAGAATATCGCCAGATCCAGTAAGTGTCCCTACGGCTAAACTTCCTGTGATAACGGGGCTTGCTAGAGTTTTGTTTGTAAGCGTATCTGTCGTGGCCTTACCAACAAGCGTATCACTCGCGTTAGGAAGCAGTAACGTCCTAGTCGCAGTAGGATCAACGACACCCAATTTTGTAACATTGCTATTTTGAAAATACTGCATGGTTGGTTGGCCGCCACTATGTAGTGCCATTCTTTGCGCGCCGCTGGTAGCAAGAAGATTAATCGAAGCTCCACCAGGTTTAAAATCTATATCTCCTTGTGTGGTTACTATTGTAAGGTTATTAGCAGCCGTAATAAGGTCATTAGTATTGCCATTGATAACAAGTTTAGTTGCACCAGCAGAAGTTTTAATTGTTACCTTTTGTGTATCAATATCAGTTCCTACAATCTCACTAACAGGTATAGTTGTAACATTGCCCGAAGCATCAAACTTTATAATTTCATTTGCACGATCAGCGACCAAGGGAAGGCTAAGATTAACTCCAACAAGTTTGTCACCTGGTTGCGCTATAATTGATCTGTTAACTTTTTCATCAATTTGCTGAGACATAACCACGTTGCTATCAAGCTGCTCATTCAATGAAGAAGCAAGGAGATCACCCGCAGTAACAAAGTCGGTTGTTCTGGAAAGCTCTCTACCACCCATGATAATCAAAGTATCAGAAGATATAAGCGCCGTGACTAAAGAAACTGACCCCGTTCCGTTTGATGCTATCGATACGCTGTAGTTAGTAGATCCGGTTCCAATAGATAATACCACGTTGTTTTTTAAAACAACGATATCGGTTGCTTGTAAAATGTTAAAATTAAAAGCAAATGGTCCGGTTCCAGTAGTACCTGCAAACTGAACTCTGCGCGTAACGGGGTTAATTGGGATATCGGTCATGTCTACTTTCCACTTGTTTAGCTATCCTATAGCAGATTTATTAATAATGTTCCAATAATTAGTTATCGAAAACCACCACCAGTTTTTACTATGCTTGATGGCGGCAACCACATATCTTTTCCAGTTTGTTTTTTCATTCTTCTTTCCCTTCGTTTGAGGTATCCAGGGTTTATAGTTTCTTGCAATTGATACCAAATCAAATAATTCATTGCTTCTTTTGTATAAAACAAATTGCCAAATGGCACATTGCCCTTGGCTAACCTAACTGCGGAACTTGCAAGGGCTACATCTTCCCCCATAGCGGCGCTTCTAGCTTTCATAACAAGATCAACCGCCTGAGAAGCAGTTCCAATCCCAGGACCAGCTAGTGTTTGAAGTGTAGATCCGCCATAACGGTTAGCCTCACCGAACAAAAAGTCTCCATATATTCCAAGACCACCACCCTGCAAAGCGGCAGCAATAAAAGATTCTGCGCTTGCTGGGCGCATTTCGTTTCCTTTAGCAATTTCTTTTAATTGCATAACATAATAACCAAGAACAGTTGTGCCTACAATACTATTGATCAGGCCCATATTGGCGCCCACGCCACGTTTCAGTTGATCCCCTAGTGTTTTAGAACCGTACCCATACACTTGCCGCCCAACGCCTTTTGTCAAAGCAGTTACCCCAAAGGATTTAAACTGGCCTACAAATCTAATAGCCTCACCCGCTGCCGTGCCTGGACGATAACCGCGCCGCATAATTGCACGTTCACGCGCTCCTGGTGATGGAACAGAAAAATCGGCCTCAGATACAAGCAAAGCAAATACGTTTTCACGAATTGCAACATCTGGTATTTCACCTGGTATAAGATACATCCTCCCGTCAGGACCTTTCTTTGCTCCCTTTCGAGCCAGTTCCCATCCAGAATCTTCTATTCCATAGTTTTTAAGAATACGTTTTAAATCTTCCGGAAGCTTATCAAATCGCTTAGTTGCTTCACGACCAAGATCATTTGCAATCATCAAGGTCACGCCACGCTTATTGCTTTCAGTCCAAGGTTGTAAAAGATTAAGCTTAAAGAAAAGAGACATTGTTTTAGCTGTCTGCCCTGGAAAATCGTCCGCTGCATTAAAGCGACTCATAAAATCTCCTGCTTGGCCCTCAAGACCTACGCCAAGCCTATCAGAAAACTCACGCATTTCGCCTTTGTTCATGCCCTTAAACACAGCGGTTAGTCCGTCACTCCACGCATCAAGAAGTGATCTACCTTGATATATCCTATTACTCGCAATAAATGCGACATCAGAAAGCGCAGAAACCCATGCCCCGCCAAGCTTTGCCATTGTTTGCAAAGACCTATACCCATGAAAAGTTCTAGCAATAGATGTATGTGAGCCTATATTTACATCTCCGCTAACCTCACTAAGAGCAGCTTTAAATGTTAATACACTTGCTTCCCGTTTAATTTTTTTAAGTTTTTTAGGATCGTTCCTATAGGTGCTTTTCATTCGGTCAATAACGCGCTCAACCATTGCTTCAGGGTTAGTTCCAAGCACATCCATAAGGGCAGTGGCTCTTGATGATGATTGCAAGTCTTGCATAAATGATTCACGCAGGGATGCTTTACCAAACATTTGATCGTAATCGTACCAATCATTAGGGCTTTTGAAGGTGAAAACTCCTGAAGCACTTTGTTTTTTAGCAATATTACCTGGCCCCTTAAAGGCTCTGCTTATTTCGGGTACATTTTCCTGACTTCTCCTTACGCCCGAAACGATAGCGTCATATGAACTTATTAAAAATTCGTCTATTCTTTCGGGAGCAATATCCATTTTTTCGTAATCTAATTTGTTTCTAATTTCTTCATACCAAGCTTTATACCCAGCCTTGACTAACCTACGTTGATCGTGGCTTGCCTGGACAACTCTGCCTTCTTTTAATTTTATAAATGATCCAGCTTGGTTTTCTCTTAAAAGAGCTTGTCTTTGATATTTAAATAATATTTTGGCTATATCTTTTGCATCTTTACTTACGCCAGGAACTCCCTGCGGTTTCGCTCTGTTTAGATCACCAAGAACATTTGCAACCTCTCTTTCAAATTCGCCTTTCATATTATTAAATTTTATATCAAGTTTAGATTTTTTTAAATCAGCAACTAAATTGCCTAAATAAGAATACAATATACCGTTGGTAAGGGAATCAACAGACCGGCCAGATCCAGCAAACGGAGTATTAACTCCAACTAGAACACCTTCCAGACCCAATGAGGGATCACCTACAATTTTATCAGCAGCCTCAACAAATGACATTATTTTTTGTTCTTTGAGAATGTTCATATATCGATTGCGTTTTTCAATCTTTGCTGAAATTTCTGCATCTTTCGCCATTGCCAAGCCTTTAGTTAAAACTTCGGCTTGTGCTTCTGCAAATAAACCTGGAACTTTCCTAGATTTTTTTTCTGTTTGTAACTCAGAAATCATTTCTACAAGCTGCTCTTGCGTTAAGCGGTCCTTGTTTACTAAATCTATAACTTTTAAACAATCTGCCATTATGACCCCGCTACGCAAGCACTGGCGGCTTCTACGACTTCTATATAAGCTTCCGTTGTAGAAGCAATTTCTTCTAGTTCAGCTAACTGGCTTAAATGATAATCAGTTAAACCATCATCTGCTCTAATTTGTTCAATCATTACTTCTTGTCTAGGTATTATGTAATCAAGTTCTGCATCTTCGCCTATAGAATCAAACTTCAAAAGATCTTCAAAATATGAATCAGTTGGCGGGGCATTGCCCATTACATCATCTACCGAAACACCTTCAATTTTAGTTCCATTACGCGCTAATTTTTCAGCCTGAATTTCTACAATCATTTTAGACAAACCACCATAAGCTTCAGCGGCACTTAAATTAAGTTTAGACATTTGATCGGAAACAATAGCCACTTCTTCATCAGATATATCTTTTACACCATGCTCTTCTAATTCTTGGCGTATGCCATCCCGTCTTGAAATTTCTGCCTCGAAGTCATTCATTGAATCATGGTAATCCCTCCAAGTCTGCACGTCTTCTAAATCATTTCTTGCAAAGATAAGATCGCCACGGGCTTCCTCGGAGAGAGCTTGCATTAACGCATCAGTATTTCTTTCTGGTATATATCCAGCTTCTTCAGCAAGCTCTGCCATATCGTCAAGATTTAATTTTGATTTAGTATTGTTTACCGGACTAACCGCAGTTCCCTTTTTTGTTACATAGCCAGCCTTGGGTTCAAACCCAATATTTATTAATTCTCCACGAAAGGTTGGATCTTGATCGTTTATGCCGCCTGAGTTTTTAATGAATTGACTAAGGCTTACTGGTTTTTTTGGTTCTTTTGGAATAACCACATCAACCAAGACCTGTTGATCTGTTGCAAGTTGGCGAACAGCAATTTCATAAGCAGTACGAAGTTTGGCGTCAGATGAAAGATCACTTGCTGTTTTGGCTTCTAATCTCTTAGTTGGCGCGGTAGGCTCGGCTTCGCCAACACGAACAGGAAGATCAATAGCGTCTAACTCAGTTCGGATTATACTTTCTAAGTCTTCTCCAACCGCATCTAGTATTGCTTTAGGATCTACGCGAGAACGTGCTACTGCACCGACTACAGTTCCAATCCCACCGCCTAAGAAAAAACCAGCACCCACATTAAGAAGTGCTTCTGACATTGTATAATCAAGCTGCTGAGATTTTGACAACGAATAATAAAAAGGCTCAAGGATTAAAGCGCCGCCAGTACCCTCGATAGCTCCAACTCTGGCCCTTCCCGCAACCTTTCCATACCTGGCAACAGAAGCAGCTTTTGCTGTTGGTCCAACAATAGGAATAAACATTGAGGCAATTTCAAGTGGATCTGATGCAACGGCCAACATCCCACCACCAAACTTTGCTACGGTAGGAATTAAACCTGTCGGGCTTTTAGATATAATTGCGTTTCGAATTAGTTCTTCTTTTTTACCTTCAGCTAAAAGCTTGGCTTCTTCTGAAGAAGTTGGAGAATCAAACTTTAAACCAATAGAACTATACTGTTCATTTAAATCTTCTGGGCTTTTTAACTTACCTTCTGCTAAAGCAATTTCAGTGAATTTATCTTTTACAGTTTTATTTTGGCTATATATATCATTAAGCTTATCGCTTATTAATTCACGAGCTATAGGATTTACTTCTAAAGCTAAATCATATTCGAGATCTGCTTGAAGCTGTTCAAGCTCAAGAATTTCTAATTTACTTTCTTCACTAAAAACATCTGAGCTTGCACGAAACTGCTCTGCTTTTCTTGAAAGTAAGGTTCCAGCCATCGGCATAGCTGCTAACTCTGATACAGCCCGACCTAAAGAAACGCGCAAATCATCAGCAGCGGTTATCCTATAAAGGCGATTTTCTGTATTAAGAGGACGGGGCTGCATTAGTTGTTATACTCATCAATGAATTTTTGTGACTCTTTATAATATCCCATTGATTCTTCAAAAACCTTTAAACCTTCAGGTGTTTTTTTGTAAAGATCAGATACCATCTCTGGAAGTTCTGAAAATTTAACTTCAAAACCAGCGGGAAGCATACCTTTGCTTGTAACATAATGAAGGCTTAAACCATCGCCAGTGCTATTGTTTAAAAATTTTCCAGTAGAACTAAGGGAAGCTGCGGAAACCTCTCTATTAATAAACTCTGGAAATTCGTCTGCGCTTAATTCAACAAATGGAAGCTGTTTCATAATATCAATATCCATAAGCATTGATACATTTTTATCTATAACTTGTTCATCAAATTCCATTGGAACAACATATATTCCAGTGCTATTAATAACTGTTTGGCTGGACTCTGGTATTAAATCTTGAATAACGCTTTCTACTATCTCCGCAACGCTACCGCCCGTTTTAAGCCTTGAAATAGAAAGTTTTTCAACAGTATCAAATTGTTCATTAAATATTTGACTAGCAATTTCATTTCCACCAGTTACATATGCTATCCTATATTCTTCTAAGGCGGCAACTATTTCCGCGTCAACATCGCCTTTAGTTGTAGAGGGCTGACCAACGAGTAGTTCTTCCATAGTTAACTTTGAAACATCGACTAATTCTTTTTGCACTAATAAATTATCAGTGTACATTGCTTGTATGTACTCTGGATTTAATCCAGCTGATCTTAATTCTTGAATGAATTTTGGAGCATAATCTTCAAGACCTTCTTGTATTGCACTAAAGTAAACAGTAGCAACATCTGAATCAAAATTCTCAATTACACTTGCTAAACGTGCAGCCATTTGTTTTGGCATAACAGTTCTTAAATTTTGCGGAAGGTCAATTTCATCAAACCGTTTTTCCATAAAGTCTTGCAACCTTACTAAACCTTCAGACAGGCCAAGCAAATTGTTTCCCTCAATGCTTCCATTAATATCATCAACTATTCCAGCAGCAACTTCATCCGTACCAACAACAAATGCAGCAGCGTCTTTATTAAGGGCGTCACTTCTTTTATTAATAGTTTCAATCCAAAAATTTTCTTTTGCTTTAGCGTTAATAATATCTGTTGGATTTCCATTAGCTTTTGCATCGTCAAATTCTTTTTCAAGCTTACTAGCTATTTCAAGTGTTCTGTCTATACTCATACTGTTAAGAGCGCCACGATTTGCAGCATTTTCACTAGCATCACTCCAGGACTCAATGTATTGCTCGGCTTGTTCTTCAGAGTAAATACTTCTTATATATTCTTCATTAATTTTAAAACCAATTGGAGGCTGAAGGGTTAAGGACATAGCATCTATAGCTTCGGTTAAGTCTTTTGCAGCAACATTTTGCGCTCGATTTATTTCTTTATTTAAACTGTTTTCTAATCTAGTATTGAAAGCAAGATTCGCTTCATAAGTCGCACCTGGCAGCGGTCTTTTTTCGTATGCCTTAAGAAGTGCTTTTTTTGTATTAATGCTGCTTGCATTATCATAAGTGTAAATTCTGTTTTCTCGCACTGCTTTGCTTAATGTACTATCAGCAACCTTTTTAGCATTTTTTTCACTTACACCAAGAGCTATTAAATCATTAACAAACTTGCCAGCAGCTAGTTCAATATTTTCTTCATTAAAACTTTCTGATAATGCCATATCAATTATTTCTTGTGCGCCAATTTCAGTAATTTGAGTTACTCGATTAGCAGCAACTACTGTTGCTTTTTGTGTAGCAATATCGGAATATCTACCTTGATAGGTCATTGCGCTATCACCTAGTCGAGCAGAAAGAACGCCAGCGGCAACAGGATCAACTTCTTGCAAAGATGCAGCATATCCATCTTGAATAGCAGCCATTGATTCTTGAAAAACAGACATAGGCATATCATTTTTATCAGCTTCACGAACAAGGTTTTGGTAATCTTGTTTTGCAAGACTTTCTATTTCTACAACAGCAATTCTATTTGCAGCATCAAATGCAGCACGTTCCTCAATGTTAGTAGGCCCACCAGCCTCCCTAAGAGCCGTTAAGGTGGGTAAAGCGCCATCTTCGCGCACTGACTCCTGACCACGGGTTTCGGCTTCAGCAGCGGCTTGTTTAAAAGCAAAGTCAGACATACGGTCAAGTTGCTGAGAAATGTTCTGGCCGAGCCTTGCTTGCTCTCGCGTAGCCGCAAAATCCATCTGCTGAGGCTGTCGAGTTTTTAAACCAATTCTCTGATATCGTGGAAGGATTGCCATTTTTTTACCTTAAATTACCTGTCCGTATCTATATGCACCAGAGCCTATTGTTCCAGCAGCAGATACATAAGAGTTTAATTGTGCAGCATTTCCAGCAGTTTGATATATACCAGCTTGTGCGCTGCCTTGCCCTAGCGCCATAACAGCATTATCGGCAGCTATATTAAATTCTCTAATACCCTCACCCATTGCAAACCTTTGTAGTGTAGCCGCAGATCCAGAAGTGGGATCAACACCGCCAGCCCCAGCCCTAGCAACAATAGCAGATAATGTTTCATTTAATCTTCTTAACGCGTCACTGCCTTTTTGCTTATAAGCAATAGCCTCAGATCTGCCACGAAGCTCTGCCTGTTCTGCTTGCAAACCATACTGACGCTTCTGGGCCGCGCCGGCGGCTAATGTACCAACGGCTGATATTCCAGTTGTTAATGCCATTCCAGCGCCAGACGCTAAAAATGCTCCTACTGCTGCCATATCTAATTCCCCACGCTTAAACGATACTCAAGACCCAGAACGGTCATTTTTAATGGTACGCTCTGGCTTATTGTTATCTGTCCGGTTTGACTAAACCCTAAAAATCCATGTGCTGTTTTCATGCCCGTGAATGGAACAACAGCTTTTCCAAGTACATCTTCACCAAATTTTCTAAATGCAATTAGTTGTCCGTTAATGGTCATGTTCTGAGTTTCGTTTACAAGAGCATCGACCTGGATAATACGTTTTTTAAAACCTTGAACAGATCCAGATGATAGCACTGGCTCAGAAGGCATTGTTCTTACCGTAACGCTGTAACCTAATCCAACCTCGCCGCCCCTTGTTGTTGCTGGGGCCTTTGCAAAGCTTATAACTCCGTTGGAAGGAACCGTTTGATTGGGATCTACAAGACCATCACGAACTATAGAAACTGTTTCGCCTTTAAGATGTGTCACCGAAATATTGGGATCTCCACTTGTTTTGGCGGCATCGGTTGTAAAAGTATCGTCAAATTTTTCTAACGTATAACGCGGAAGGTTATCTATTGTTCTTTTTACAATTACATAAACATCTGAAACCTCAACAGACACAGCAACAAATTCGCCATCTGTTGTAAACCTACTTGGTGCAATAACATTCTGCCCTACCAGGATAGAATATACAGCCATAGATCCATCTTCACCATTAACAATAAATATGCGATCTGATTCATCTGTGGACGAAGCCCTACGCGCTGCCATATCTATAGGCGTTTTTAAAAGGTGAGAGCTTAGAGTAGATAAAGGCTGAACCTGATAAGACGCCGTACTATCTCCATACTGAAAAGCATTAAGAGATTTACCCTGTCGTTGAATAAACAGAGTGGCGCCGTTTAGATCCTCAATCGGAATACCAGGCTTTGCTCCTAGTCTTGTCTGAGGACGCACGAAAAACGATGAAGGTGTGATTGGCGTATCAGTGGACTGAGTAACAGCAAACTCTGCGCCAGTAGTAAATATTCTCAAATCATTACCAGAGAATAAATTAATGATACTGTTTAATTGGTTTGTGTTTATTGTTGCCTCAACGCTTTCATCAGCAAGACCAGTGCCAACATTGAAGTCAAAAAAGTCAATTACTTGGGAACCCCATATAGTGTTGATACGAGATTTAGATCCACCAAAATACAACCGACCTTCATGGAAAGCAGCCGACTTAGGCCAACCTCTTGCGTTACTCCAAACGTCTTCATAGCCAAATTCAGCTTCCCAATTTCCAGCAGTGACTGCACTATCATCAAAGAATGGAACTTCAACAATAGCTTTCATTACTG